ATGTTCGAACAACGCGTAAATTCTGACGTACTGACCGTTTCTACCGTTAACTCTCAGGATCAGGTAACCCAAAAACCCCTGCGTGACTCGGTTAAACAGGCACTGAAGAACTATTTTGCTCAACTGAACGGTCAGGATGTTAATGACCTCTATGAGCTGGTACTGGCTGAAGTAGAACAGCCCCTGTTGGACATGGTGATGCAATACACCCGTGGTAACCAGACCCGTGCTGCCCTGATGATGGGCATCAACCGTGGTACGCTGCGTAAAAAATTGAAAAAATACGGCATGAACTGATACTAATCAGTTAAATGCTTGTTTAAAAAGGCGCTCTTCGGCATGGGGAAGCGCCTTTTTTATTAGTGTTTATACATATGTTTATACACGTTGGCTCGCACAAATAAAAAAGCACCAGAACATAGTCCAGTGCTTTGATCGGTTGGGTTTATCACCTTGGCCTTTCCGGCTTTCTCCATTGATACGGTTTGGCATCCATCCTTTGCCGGTGGCGTTCTTTCGCAGTCAGGCAAGCGGCAACGCGATTGCGCACCATAAGACGATCCCGCCCGTTAAGTTCATGGCGTTGCAGACGGGCCATTTCTGTTATTACCGCCTCGATAGTCTCTCGCTTCATCATGCATACTTACAGCTGGTCTTCGACGTAAATCCCGGCAGAAATGATTGCACCACCAATTCGGCGCTTACCGTAAAGCAACGGTACCGGGTAGCCTTGGGCGGCAGTGTTTGTGACACCTCCAAACGCATACGAGGCTTTATTATCGGCACTTTGCTTGCTGGCAAGGCCTTGCACCTGCGGAGATATCATTTGCATTACACCACCTACTGCCATTGCTGAACCAGCAGCAAACATCATGTTACTGGCTGCAATGCCAATGCCAGGCATCCAGATTGACGCCGCCACCAGCACCGCGCCGAGAATAGTTTGCATCACCCCTGCTTTTTTGCTCCCGATTATGATCGGAACAATTCGAATCGTCCTGTTGCCGTTCGGAAAATCGAGATCATCCTGAGTTACGTTCTTTTTGTCCACGAATACAGCGAACGTTAGCCCTCGGGCTTTGCTGGTATTCATGAATTTCTGAAAGCCGGGAATGGTGGCGGATAACGCAGTAAAAGCCTCACGTGTCGGGCCAATAAGCCGCTGGTGAGTACGGCCAAAAAGTTTAGCCAGCGAGCCGCTCAGAAGGATCGTGCTCATGGTTTCATGGTTTGCTGTATTCATAGTTTTACTCCAGTCAGATACCGTTAAATGTCGCCAGCCGTTGTTTGTGGCTGTCGCTCATATCGAAAGCAAAATCCTCATGCTCAGCCTGGAAGGTGCCGAACGCCATCAGCGCAGATACCGCAGGGTCTATCTTGTTAGAGGATTTCTTTTTGTTGGGCTTAATGTTGGCGTTAGCGTCGGACTCCATCACCACGTTTCCAATTGCCCAGGCCAGAACCGGATCGCCACGATGACGCACCACCTTACGGTTAACGAACACCTCAAATGATTTCGCCACCGGACTGAATTTGAGATAGGTTTGCGGGAACGGCTCCACATCAAGCCCCGCCCCCTGTAGCTGGGTGCGCAGGTGCGTGGCGTTCCACGTATCGAAACCCACCAGCCTGATATTGAAGATTTCAGCGTCGCGCAGAATATCGTCACGGATGCGGTCATAGTCGATGCAGTCGCCGGGCGTGGTGCGTATCCATCCCGCTTTTACCCACTGGCGGTAGATGGCGCGGTTTTTGTTGGCGACGTTAAGTAGCTGGGCTTCCGGCAGATAATGACGGGTCAGCAGGCGGATCTCCCTGTCGAACGGGAAAGCGTAACTCACGCTGGTGATGTCGCTGGTAGAGGACAGGTCAAACCCGGCGTAGCACTCCATTCCGGCCAGATCGTCTTCGTTATAGTCGAGCGCACAGGCATCCCATGCACCGGCGCCCATCCACGGCGTGGAGCCCTGACACCAGATATTGAAACGTTTGGTCAGCATTTCCACCCATTGCGACGGTATGCCCCGCGCTTTCTGGATTGTGGATTCCAGTTTCGCCGCGTCAACGGACACATGCAGGTTAGGGTTGGCCTTGATCCACATTTCAGGCTGCTCAACCTCGCTTTCGTCGTCCAGCTCGTAGATCAGGACAAACAGCGAATCGTTGCTCTCTTCCCCGGCAAGAATCTGGCAGCAGTAGTCGTAATGCTGTTTACAGGCGGAGACAACGTTACTCCCGGCGGTCGTGATGGCGAACAAAATCGCCTCAGGACGTGCGCCCATACCCAGCTCAAGCGCGGAATAAACGCCGTTATCCGGGTGAAGGTGGTATTCATCGACAATTGCCAGGCTGGGGTTAGTCCCCTCAATGGTGGCCGCTTTCGCCGCCAGCGGCTTTAACAGGCTGTTGCTCTTCGGGAAAATGACCTTATGCGCCTGGATATTGACGCGCTTTTTCAGCGGTTTTGACAGCAGGCACATCTGGCGGGCATCGTCGAACACGATTCGGGCCTGATCCCGGCTTACCGCCGCCGTGTAGATATCCTGCTGGCCCTTCTCCATTACCAGAAACCAGTTAGCCAGCATGGCGGCCACGGTGGATTTTGCATTCTTGCGCGGCACTTCAATAAAGGCACTGCTGTACTTCCGGCGGCCTGACTCCCTGACCTTAAAGCCCAGCAGGTTAGCAAAGGCGAACTGCTGCCAGGGCTCAAGCTCGATAGGCTGGCCCCGCAGCGGGCCTTTGACGTGTGGACAGAGCCGGGAGAAGGCAATAAACCGCTCCACGGTCGCCGTATCGAACTCATAACGGGGGTCATTCAGGTCTGAAAAGTACCTCTCGACGGCCTGTTTTACGCGCTTACATGCCGGAATTTCACCCGATTTAATGGCGTTTGCGTAATCATTCCAGACGGTCAAGCTCGTCCTCCTCTTCCGTTTCTACCGGATTGCGGCGGCGGCTTACCGGATCAAAGCCCAGCAGCGACGACATTTTTATAAGAATTTTTTCGGCATCCGCTTTTGCGCTCAGTGCCGGATTCCGGCTCTCACCGCCCTGGCTGTTCACTATGCTGAATCCCCGCGTGGCAAGGTCTTCCACGGCTTTGCGGTACATCGAGTAATTGACGCAGTACAGCTCAAGGTTGTTCCAGTCGGCAGGCGTCAGATCACCACGCTCCGCCAGCTGCTTCGCCTTCGCTTTCCACTGCTGCGCCGCGATTTCATCAAGATAGGCGGGCGGTTTGGGTGGTCTTGCCATAACTTACTGTTTTCCTGTCTGTTTTATTTTCAAAAAAATCACCGTGCGTAAAAATTTGAGGGGGCGGGTGGTTCCTCGCTGAGAGGGGTTTGTCTTTAAAACCTCCCCCACCCCATCCATTCGGCCTGTCAGCGGTTGCGAAAGCATTCCATAAGCTCCCGGTCACGCTGGCTCATGTGCTTTGCTGCGGGCTTCTTATGCGCTCTCTGTCTGGCTGGTTGCCATGACTCACGCTGCTTTATCAGCCCGCTAATCAGCCGCTGCTGTTCCTGCTCAGTCATTGTTTGCCTCATAGATCCAGTCGGTGCGATGACGTGCTGCTTCTTCCTGCTCACGGAACTTACCGGCTTTACGCTGCTGCTTCGTCACCGGGTCTGTTGTGGTTGTCTTCCGTCCATGACAGGCAGCGCATAACGACTGGTGATTACTGGCGGGCCAGAACAGCACATCAGCCTCACCCTCGATAGGGATGATGTGATCGACGATAGTTGCCGATGCATAGACGCCAGCCTTGAGACAATGGACACACAGCGGATTAGCTTTTAGAAAATGACGACGGTATTCGCCCCAGCGGTTGGAGTAACCACGCTCTGTTCGCGTACCTCTTCGGCTGTCGCTTTGTCGGCGGGCATCCCGCTTATGCTCGTCACACTTGCCAGACTTCACCCGTTTATTACATCCCGGCTCATTGCACCGGCGTAGTGGTTGCCACGGCATCAGTACACCCCCACATCACGATAGACAGACCACAACGCAGAGACAGCCATCGGTATCTCTTTGGCGTCGGTATCACCAATCATCGTGCGGTACTCGTACAGCTGAGATACGTACATCAGACAGCCAATCTTGATAGCTGGCGTAAACTCCAGCCCGTTATCAAACCGCTTGCCGATATGCTTCTGGCAAACCTCCAGCGCCGCATCGATGTACGCCTGTATCAACGTATCTTCGTAATCATCATCAATACGGCAATGCAGCTTTGCTTCATCCAGGGTGATTTCTGCTGTCATTTTTCCGTTCCTGTCTTGCAGAGAATTTCCAGCCGGGTACCTTCCGAATCAGGAATAGGAGGCCCGATAATATTGAGAGTGCTGCCAGCAAACGGGCCAGTAAGCACTTTCAGACGGTTGGCTGCGGTAATATCACGGCGGAAACGCACCCAAACGCGGATCGTCGCTTCGGCAACCTCGGCACCTGACGCCATTAACTCTCGGCCACTGATCCCCTTAACCTCAGCCCATATGGTTTCCCCGTCTTCCCAGACCTGAACAACCTGACCGGACGGCTCCCTGTGGGTAGTGAATACCCGAATAGTGACGCGGCTTCTCAGCCCCCCGGCTCTCATGCGTCACCTTCCTTGCCGTCTTTGCTGATCTTCACTTCCTGCTTCCATGCCTGGCTGAATTCGTCACCACCTTCACGCGGCGGCATCCCCTCACGTTCACGGGCTTCGTTCGGGTTCATGATCCCGTTCTTAATGCCGCGCTCATAAGTGGCATAACGTTCGGTTGGCGTGGCGCGGAGAAGGTCAGCAGAGTCAAACTCCACCTGATAGCGGGTTCCCGGAACGGGAGAGGCCACCAGCAGCGCAGATTTGATTTGTTGTTCGAAGTTAGCCAGCCACGGGCGCATGGTCATGGTGAGAAAGGCGCGGCTCGCTTCGCTGAAATTGCTGTAGGTGCTGTTGCTGTATTCCTGCAAGAAGATGGGCGACACGTTGAACATGCGGGCAATGTCTTCAATGGTGAAGCGACGGGAGGCCAGCCATTCGGCATCCTGATTGCTCATGCCAAGCTGCTTGTAGTCCATGCCACCTTCAAGGATCGGCGTTTTCCCGGCGTTTCTAGCACCTTTGTAGCGCTCCAGTGCGTCCAGAGCCTGTTTGCCCTTCACGCTGTCGAGCCACTCAGCAGTAGTGACCACGCCAGCCGCCATCATGCCATCTTTCATAATGCTGGCACCGTGGCGCTGCTGGGCCAGACCTAACCCCAGCGCCTCACGGCAGGTGGTGATCGGCGAGCGCCCCAGAAAACCATCATCGGTCGAGTAACGCAGGTGCAGGATCTCTTCTTGCAAGTAGGTGCGCACAGCCCCGGTAAACGGTTCAGTAATGGTGTATTTGTATTTATGCTGGCCGATACGCTCAGGAACAACCGCTCCCGGCGCATACGGGTGCAGGGATTGCGGCTGGCCGTCGCGGCCCCACTGGATCACCGCATAGGCGTTACCATTCAGCAGACAATGGCGCATCATCGTGCGTTTAAACTGGTAAGGTGTCTGGCAGTCGTTCGGCTGCTCGTTCAGCAGAAAATCCACCGGATGATTGCTCAGCCATTCTCGCGCCTCACGCCCGTTATCATTACGCACGCGGTAGAGGTAGCAGGGCATTGTTGCCACCGCCTCACTGATAACTGATACGGCGTTCATGACCGCCGGCAGAGATTCCGCAGTACCCGCAGACACATACTCGCCTGATCCGGTATTTGGAATCCCTGCCATCGCCAGAAATTCATCAATGGTCATGCTGCGCTGCTCAGAGGGTTCAGACTTACGGCCAAACGGCCAGATATTCCACATATCAGAGCCCCGCTAATTCAGCCCAGCGGCGACGGTTATCGCCAGCGCGGCACAGTTCAGGATGTTGGGAGAAAAGCGAACGGTGCGCGATTTCCACTCCAGACTCAGGATAAGCAGGCATAGAGGTAACGGTAATCTCCCGCAGTTCGGCTGCGGTAACAGTGCGCAGGTATGGAGACTGGCCGATATCCCACGCCTCTTTCAGCGCCCGGAAACCAAAGCTCATGCCGGAGATATCCCCACGCTCCACCAGCTCCAGCACATCGTTACCAAGCTGGGTATTCGGCGGGGTCAGCTCGAAGCGCAGCCCGGTATCGTCTTCGGACAGCACCAGCGTGCCGGATTTAGTGCGGCCCAGCAGTTGGGTATAGTTATGCTCGTACAGCGCACGCACATCGCTACCGGATGCCAGGCTGTCTTTAAACGCTCCCGGCGCAAACTGCTCGCGGAACTCGTCCCAGATAATTTCAGAGAGACTGTTCCAGCGCACGGCATAGCCCACCAGCTTTTTGTTGCTGGCGCTCACTTCGGAGGTACGGATTTCAAAATCGATTGTTTTCATTACTGGACTCCACAGAGGGCAAAAAGGGGCCGTAGCCCCTTAAACGTCAAATCAGGAACCGGAGCCGGAAAGCTCAAGCACCTTGATGGCGTTGGAGTCCACCACGCCGCCGCCCAGGTATTTATCGGTATGCACCTTGTAGAAACCCGGTTCGGTGATGTTGTCAGGGCGGGTACGCACGCCAGTGGTGTGATCCACGATGAAATAGCCGCGCTTGAAGTCGCCTACCGCGAGGAATGCTTTACCTGCCTCCGCATCCGGCATGGTTTCCAGATACTGAACAGGACGGCCCAGCAGCGTATCGGGAGAACCGGCAACCAGACGATCGCGCCAGATGTAATCCCCGTTGCCGTTTTTCAGCTTTTGCAGTTTGGCTGCGGTGTTGGAGTTCATCACCCATACGGCGTTTTTGCGGTATTTGGCTTTCAGCTTATACAGCAGGTCGATCAGGCCATCAGAGGAAACGTCAGCCGCTTCCATCTTCTCCAGCGTACCGAACGGACGGGTTTTGTCGGCAGTGGCCGCGCGAGGGTAAGACAGGAAGCCTTTGGATTTTTTATCACCGTCGCCGTTCACAAAGTCGCTTTCTTCGGTCGCGGTGAAGGTGTCGGCAATTTCAGAAGACAGCCAGCCCAAAATATCCACCTCGGAGAAGTCGAGAATCTCCTGAGTGGTTTTCGGGTAGGCGTAGATCGGGTTGAGTTTGATATCAACGCGCTCCATCTTCGGCGTACTGGTTTCGGTACGTGCCTCACCTTCGGTACCACGATTAACGGTAGTGCCGCCCACAGATACCAGCTTCTGGTATTCGTTGGTTTTGGTGGTCTTCACCGTTGCGATGGAGCGCATCACGCTATCATCCTGCAACTGGCGCATAATCTCTTTGTCCAGCTCAGGGATAACGGTATAGCCGCCATCAGCCTGCACCAGCGTGGAGAGAGAACGGGTATCACCTGTCATGATGTAGTGGCGCAGCTCGTCGTTGCTTACTGGCTCACCTTCAAAGGAAGTACCTGGCAGATTGCGCTGATCGTCGGCGACGGCTTCTAGACGGGTGATTTCAACTTCAAGCGCATCAGCCTGGGCGCGGAGTTCATCGAACTTTTTGCCCTCTTCTTCGTTCAGGCTGCGCTTTTCGGTGTCGGCTTTGTCCAGCATGGAACGCATCTGTGTTTTGAGTGCGGCTTTCTGCTGGCGTAATTCGAGTAGTTTCTTCATGGAGTGGTTTCCGTAACAATTAACGTTGAGACGTGAAACCAGCGCTTGGAGGGGAGGCCGTTAAATCTTTTTCTGCCTCTCGCAGGCTGTACTCGCTACAGCTTGACTTAACGGCCAGTGGCGGCTCACGTCTGAGTGCCACTCTTAAAGATATACATGAAAAATATAAAGAAAACCCCGTACATAGACAGAGGCAATCACGAATAAACATGAGAACAAATAATTTACAAAAGAATTTTTTTGTTAGATTATTTAACCACAGCCTCTCGGTAGTGATAATAAAAAGGAAAATAAATGCTAACTGCAAAACTGAAGTTTTTTGATATCAATAGATGCGGATATTACAAGCACGGCTCTAAAAAACCAGACTTAGGCAACACCACTGATACATTGCTTAAACTGAAAGGTTGGGCTTCTGATGGAAGAGAGTTCATCAATACTCTTACCTACCAAGCCGAAAAGGAAGAGGACATCCGCAATACCTATTTTTGTGGTTTGGCGTCAGACAGGCAGTACGGAGACCACCTTTTAACTCTTTGGGCAGAGGTTCCCAATGATAGTGGGGTGATATATGGTATGCCACCGCTAGCTAAACCCGGTAAAGTGGATATGTTAACCACTGGATTTGATGTCGATAAGGCTATTCCAGGATTTCCTTGTTACTTTTGGTTCATTCCTGATGAAAATGCTTTTGCTTCAATCAAATTTGAACACTCTCTAATGGGAAAGGGTAATCTTGATAACTATCTCAATGGATATCTTGCAAACAAATCCCCATATCGCGTGCTCGATAATGATGATAAAGTAATTGGCTTTTCCGCTGATGCTAAGAAAAACTCTGATTCAGAAAAATTAAACCCTAAATTTTATGCTGTAGGAATGAAATATGATGAGGTTCAGGCAGAGTTAATTAATAATATTCACAGAATCACAAAGATATTAAAAAGAGAAAAAATAACTTATTTAGCCCCATATGATAGAAAAATAATTGAAAGAGTTTTTTCTGGCCTGTTAAAAAACACACCAGCAAACACACAGGAAAGAACGATCTTTCACGAGATGGAATTCAAACCAACAGAATCACAGCTAAAATTAATTATTAAAAACTATAATGAGTTAGGTAATAACTCACCTATAAGGAATGTTGGCTTCAAATATAGTGACGGGAAATCTATCTGGCTTAGCGGTGCAAATGTTGCTTTCGAAACCGAGCTAAATGTTCGGCGAAAAGATAACCACATAATAGCTCCAGAAAGACTGTTATCTGCTATAATAAAACGCAGAGCAGAGTTGTTAAACAAAATGAAGACACCACCAGCAGGGGGGTGACATGATAAAATATATAATTTATGTGCTTATAGCAGCCTTGATGGCCATTATATTTAGAGGCCGAATAACAACGCTTGGCTATAATGATTACAAGGACACGCTAGGTGCCCTGCTTAATATTTCATCTATAATATTTGCCATTATAGGCGCCTGGATAGCAATTATTTATCCAAGGGCGATGGCGAGAATATTAAATAAGAGGGGCTCACCTCAATCAAATAAAGCCGAGGGGAAGGAATCACATAAGGATGCTAATTATTTAAGCGAATTAGTTGAGATCGTCATGGTATCAGCTGTTGTATTAATGGCTGTTCTTCTTATACAATTCTTCGCCCCTTTACTTAAAGGCCTGGTGGATGTTAACTATATCCCTTATGTTAAATACCTTAATTTTACATTTGTAGCTTTCTTGGCTATAGCGCAATTCGCAGCGATATTTAGGGTGATACTTGTTAATTATTTTTTCTTGAATGAGTTAAGGAAAAAAAACGTAAGCGACAAAATTAATGAATTACATCGTTAAATCTCATATTAGGCCTCATCTGTGATGAGGCCACTTGATTAATCTTCTCTCATCCATTCCGGAGGGTCAGGCAATAGAGCCCGGTATCCTTCCAGATGCTCGAGCAAGGCATCCAGCTGTTCTGTATTCGTAACGAGTCGCTCTCCGGAAAGCGTGTGCATCACAAAACCGTGTGGGTCATCCCAAAAGAACGCTTCCTCTTCAAGGGCTTTACGGTAATCGGCAGTGTGCGTTGTATCAAGACTGGTTAAACCAAACTTTTCCAGGTGTTCCCTACGTTCCTCGTTAGTGATTGGCATACAGCCCCTCCTGTAAAATTTAAAAATATGCGTTTAAGTGTTCACCTGTTCACCTTTGCATTTTTCCTATTTAAATTCATTCGGTTACAGGGTGAAGACTATGATTTTAAGTATTCACTAGTGTTCACCTTAACCCTTCACCTTTTAAAAGAAAAGCCCTTTAAAGGTGAACAGGTGAATACTTGGTGAACACTTCATAAAAAAGTGTTCACCCATTAAAATATTGTTATTTAATGATTTTTATACATGGTGAACAGTGGTGAACACTTATCCCATTACTTTTAATTTTCCCCGCCTTTATTCTTTTGTTGTATCGGTACACATTGGCATCCAGTCTTCTGAATCATCATGCAGGGTGACGTTCGATCTTATGCCATGTTTAGTTTTGCGCTTCTGGTACTCCTTGCCATATTCAGCCATTGCGCCTGGCATATCCGTACCGAACCGCATTAGCGATACAGGCTTGCTAAGACCATTGGCCCGCATGTAAGCCAGATAAGCGTGATACAGATAACGGCGCGGGCTGAATGGCACTATCTCGGCATTACCAATCAGCATTCCATCACAAACCACCGAAGCCATCAGGTAGCCGCAAAAGTCCACCAGTGAATCCCCTTCACGTTTGATGGCCAGCGCTTCTTCTGATTTCTGCTGCTCATGCAAAAGCTGTTTGGCTTCGTCCTGCCTGGAAAAGCGAGTGAGCAGGTGGCGAATGATTACAGCCAGCTCACCTTCAATCTTCTCGGCCAGCATAGGATCGCGTTCGTTTTCCGGTACCACTTCGGAGAAGTTGAAAATCACCCGCCGTCTGGAAATCCCCCCGCTTCTGTCGCTGAACGACATGGCATTGTTATTGACGGCAAGCACCACCGCAGGAATACGGGTTGAATATGGCGCTTTGTGTTTTGGGTCGATAGCCACCTTATCCCCGCCAGTGATAGCTTTAATCCCTGCTCCGTCGCCAGCGTACCGGGTCATATCCGGCATGATTATCAGCGAATATCCCACTACCAGTGCCCTTTCCCTTGGGTTCTCCAGCGCCGCCATGCTCGCCGATACGGTATTGGCCTTGCCCGCCAGTATCGTGCAGATCTCCGCCATAACACTTTTACCACTTCCGCCCGGCCCCGTTACCTCAAGAAACAGCTGCCAGTCGTACCGGTTCGCCAGCACCATAAACAGCGCAGACAGTACGCGGTCTGCTTTTCGGTCATTATCCGCCACAGAGCGGCGGAGCCATTTCCAGAAGTTCGGCGCATGGGTTGCCAGAGTCTCTCCTTCTGCTGGTTCGCTGAATGGCAATTCGCTCGCAACGATAAGCCAGTCCTTTTTATCATGCGGTCGAAATTGGCCTAACCGGGTATCAAAAACCCCGTTGCTGAAACCAATAAGATTTCGGGCTGTATTACCCATCACTGGCAGACCCAGCTTCATTGTATCGACAGCTGATTTAATCGCGTTCTGCGAATAGGCGACTTCGGCATCAATAAAAATTTGCGCCATTTCCCGCTGTAGCTCTTTATCCGAAAGCGGAACCCACACCACGCCGTTGTAATGATGAACCGTGTCAGAATCAGCATGGATCGCCAGATTGCCATCGTAATGAGCAAGCAGAACCTCCCCGCGCTGGCTGGCTCCCATCTGGTTAAGCGCTGGCGTAGCACTACCCCTCGTAGTCACCATTAGGGGCTCGTCTTCCAAACGCTTCATTAATGGCGTCCAGTCCTCTTTCTCACCTTTTTCGTTGATAAACTCAGCATTGGTAACGCCAGCCTCACACAGCTTATTTGCAATCATGCTGATTTGGTTTTGCTCGATAAGTCCGGCCTGACAGACACGAGCAAACCGACGGCCTTTATCAACAATGCGCAGGTGTGGCAATTCCGCCAGTTGGGTGTGATCCAGAACCACAGGTGGAACATCGTCTCCATGCTCGCCCTTGCCTTTCTGGTAATCCTGAGCGGCTTTCCATGCTCCCGTTCCAGCAAAGATGATGGCCTCCTCCATTTTGTCGCGCGGGAGGGTTTTCACATTAGGCGCGTTTTTCATCTTTCAGCCCCCAGCTAACGAAAGTGAACTCTTTAACGAACCTTTCCAGCGGAAAGATGCACGGAAAATCGTAACCATCACGCACAAACGTTACCCGGTTAAATGCGTTATCTTTCACCGTGACCAGTTCGCCGCGCTTATCCTTCCAGCTATCGTTGATTTCAGGATTTCGCACTGTAAGCCTCCCGCGCCTTCACCAGCTCGCCGATAGATTTGTGCAGCAGAGACATAATTGCTCCGACACGGCACGCTTCCTCACGGTGTTCTTCACCGTCGGGAATGCTGTCAATCCACATGCTCAGCACAGACATTGCGCACTCACTTTCTGAAAGGGCATTTTCAGCGTGCATCAGGACTTCAAAAGGAACCTGTCTCACTTTGTCTCTCCCATGTGCAGCTCGGCGATTAATGCCCGGTGAATTTCCTGATTAAAATCACACGCAATAGAAATCAGATTCAGCAGCGTTTCTGAACATTCAGCAGAGGCTTTTTCCAGGATGGTTTCGTAAAGTGATGAAGCCAGCGCTGATTTATATTCGGCCTGCTCCAGACAGATTGGCTCACGCATAGCGAACCTCCTGAACTGGTAGACGGTCAGCGAATACCATCACGCAGCCAGCCGGTGATTGCTCACGGGCTTCGCGCTCAGTGTTAGCTGTGATGTGAATGACGTTGCGACCGATGGCGCTCAGTGCAAGAAAACGCCAGATGTAGGACTTCCGCCCTTGCGGGTGTGTGATATGATCTTTCATAGCTGCCTCGTTACTTTCGCTAACGGTGGTGGTTAGAGGCCCGGTTAGTGTTCCACCACTGCCGGGCTTTGCTTTACTAAAAGTCATGCAATGTAGTACATTGTCAACTCCACTACAGACTAGACCACAGGAGTTGACAATGTCAACAAGCGAAAATAAAGAGCGCCATGTTGTGCAGCTCAGACTCGATAAAGAACTGTCAGAGCGGCTCGCTTTAGCGATGAAAGAAGACGGTGACGATAATAAGTCGGGATGGATAAAACGCCTTTTGCGCCGTGAACTTGATAAGCGCGGCATCGAGCCAAAAGGCTGAACAGGGTTACTCCCCGTAATGCTGTGGACTGCCCCTCTTAAAAAGGGTCTGTTTTGCGCAACTATTAATGAGTTGTGCAGAGGCTCCCCTCTTAAAGAGGGTTGGTTATCTTCGCAGCTCTCTACGTTTTTCGTCGGAGCCTCTAAACCACGTTTAACGTTGTTTTGCCATGAACCCGAATACTGTTCGCCTTTGTCTCGATCTCCGTACGTTAAACGTACGCGGTTAATTTGTGCGTACGGATTTCGTCGGCTCAAGGTTTGACCACCAACGGCAAGCCTGGTAATCTGGCGATGTTTCAGTAAAGCGTTGAGACTCAGGCGGCCCGGCATGGCCGCCTTTGTTTTGCCTGTCATACAATAGCCTCCACTTTCAGCCCGCCAGCGGTATACCCCTGAACCCGAACACCATCGACGCGATGACGCTTTTTCGTCAGAAAGCGGATGTGATCTGCGTAGACGTACTGCCATTTACCATCGAGTGCCACACGTTTAAACCACGGATGAGGCTTAGATATGGTCTGGACAACTGGCGCGGAAGCCTTGCAGGGCGTGGGTTCTGCTGTGCATACCCCCTTATCGTTACCCGTTACTCTATACAGCCAGTAACTTGCCAGCTTCCCGGTCAATTTACGGGTGCGCACGGGGATATAACCCGCCTCACGCATCGCCTTACCAAAAGTGGCATCGTCCGGGTAATACTGGCGGCGTAGTTCCGTAGATACTGAAACGGCAAAGCTGCGTTTAGTCGGGTATTCCTGCCACTGGCCGACAAATTCAAAAGGAAGACCATTAACCCTTCCTTTGGTCTTGTCCTTGCCGCTTATCCCTGCATCATGGTCTGCCTCATGCACGGACACGCCGGAACGCAGCCACACCAGCCCGTTACCGTTGTGGCGCAACCCCAGATCGGCAAGCGTAAATTCACCGCGATTAATGGGCGACCAGTCACCGGAAATAACCTGTTTACGGTTCGCTGAAATATCGTGCTGGCTGGCTACAGGGTGAGCGAATCCCTGCCCGTGGAGGGCATTAATCTTTTTCATCTCAGATTACCTGTGGTTAATTAAGCAGATTTACGGCTGTATGGGTTATTGACGTTCTCTACTGCTGGCGGATTACGAACCCACCAGAGCACATCCGAAAGAAGCCAAGCACAGCTATTGCGGCCAAAGTGACAGCGCGGAGGGAAGCGCCCCTGCTGTTCCATCTTCCAGCGGCTGGAACGGGAAAGACTGGTGATCTCGCTGCATTCATCTTCACGGATTCGGCGATCAAACTTAAAGCCGTACTCTTCTAAAAGGGTGCGGCGTTGTTCAGGATTTGGCGGGGTAAAGGTTATATTTTGCATGCTGCCTCCACTGTTTCAATGTTATGCGAAGAGATTAGTGGATAAACGACCAGCATTTCCATTGATTCTGGAATCCTTTAAAAGAACACGCAATTCCATTGAAAGATAGAAATTCCATCAAGATAACGCTCCCCTGTTGAAAACAATTTCCACAGTAATTTCAACGGCTGTCGCGAGAGAAAAAATCATGAATTTCAATAACTCGCCGAAGATCACCGTTCTTTAACGATTTGATTCGCCTTGGATTGTTCATAACAAAGATGAACAATGATGAACGCTGATGAACAGTGATGAATAACCATGAACAAAGATGGAAAAAGTTAGCAAGTAATGACCTAGTAGAGACCGTGGATGGAGCTAGGTATTGTTAGGTGCTGTCGGGTGCCGTTACGTGTCATTACGTGTCATTACGTGTCATTACGTGTCATTACGTGTCGTTACGTGTCGTTGAATGCTGTTGAATGCTGTTGAATGCTGTTGAATGCTGTTGAATGCTGTTGAATGTAACTGTAATACACATCAAATATAACAATTGAATCTCCTTGGCGATCATAGAATCGCCAAAAGCTCCAACAAATATAATTAATTAGTATTTTCACATGAAATATAAATAATACCCACTAACACTGAAAAATAATATTCATTCCGTATAATAAATCGAATTTAATGCCTTACGAATTTTCTCATATATTGCTGATTTGGATAATCCAGTTTTAGATATACCTTCCTCATCAGCTAATTTATATAGTTCGTTTAAAATAGCCGAGATGCTTGGTTTTTTAGAGGTGCCAAACGAATGGCCTATCTTATGTGCTATAAGCTTGACCAGCATCCCCATTAATTTATCATTATATTCCTTTTCATCTTCTTTACGATGCAAGCCGCGTTTGCTGCTTTTCAATGCAATTCCGACCTGTAAAAGCTCATCCCCTCCCATAGCATAAAGATGCTCTTTTCCTTTGTTTTGATTAGCAATTATAGCCACCGCCGCAAGGCATCTATCCTTTATGGGTTGTGGTGTAATATCTTCATCAATAAGAGGATATGCCAGAGCAAACATATAGTCTGCGGGATAGGCTGTTGAGTTTCCACCTCGAAATAATTTAGATGCTGATAACCATCTACTCAGTTGTCGATAGTATATATTGTAAGCTTCAACTTTCGCCTCAGGGATATCAGCAGTTTTAACTGTCGGATCTACCCCACACATAAGTAGTGCAAGTTGTTTAATATTTAGTTCCGGGGCTTTGGCTTCTCGCTCGAAAATACCCAATTTTAGAAAACTAGTCATTATTCAGCCCTATTCAACAAAACAATGTTAGTGAATCCACCTGATAAAATATCAAGTCTGTCATACCATTTATTCAACGCATCCAGTTTCTCAGGCAAGTACAGACTACGGTTATAAATCGCCATAACTCCCGGCATTGAGTGCCCCAACAACTGTTCGACAACGTGTGGTGCTATACCCATATTATTCATATGCGTTGCTAAAGTTCGTCTTAGATCGTGCAGTGTCCATGGTTCAGAATGCCCCAGCTTTTTATAAACACCGCGGCCCCACTGACTTACCGCTTCACTGCCTTTAACCGACCCAAGCAAAAGGCCGGATCGTTTCGTTTCATCATGCAGTATTTCAATGAATTTGCGCATGGCATCCGGCACAGGTCTTACAATCTTCTCGCCGCCCTTGCTGTGCTCTTTGGGAACTGTCCAGACCCAGGCATCCATATCCCATTCACTCCACTCTGATAGCCTGGCCTCCTGCGTTCGGCACCCAAACACCATTAAGATTGTCAGTAGCCTGGTGTAGTAAGGCATGAAGCAAGTGCCAGAGGAAATGGCAGCCCATAAATCGCCAGCCTCTTTATCGTTTAATACCCGGTCTTTTTTTGCCTGTTTTTTACCGACATCTGGAATTGTTAAATCTTCAAGCGCGGTACTCACAGCATAGCGACGAACCCGGCAGAATTTCAGGGCTTGTTTGCACATCTGGAACACATAACCTGCGGCGACTGGGGTTTTCTTTTTCATCCTGTCAAAGCAGTCAAGCCAGTATCGTGTTTCACAGTCAGCGAGCGCCATTTTCCCTATATAAGGATAAATGTGTTTTCGCAGCTCCGCTTTGTGCCGTTCAACATTCGCGCGGTTCTCTTCTGCATATTCGCGTATCCAGTATTCTATAGCTTCCTTAACAGTGACCGGTTTAAGCGTTTCCTGAGTGGTCAGCGCCAACTGGTGCTTTGGATCTTTACCTGAGGCCAGCCATTGGCGGCATTTATCACGCGAAGAACGGGCCTCTTTGAGGCTCATATCCGGGTATCGTCCCAGAGTAAGACGATGCAGCTTCTGCCCGTCGAGTCGGTAAGTAAACACCCAGCTAATACCACCAGCTTTAGTTACCTTGGCGCTCAGCCCGGCACCATCAGCATAGAACTCAATCTTACTGGCCGGGATACCATGTAATCCCTTTAACTTCCTGTCGCTCAGTTTGTTAAGTTCGCCAGCCATAGACCACCCAGCCCAAAGTGTTTATACAAATGTTTATACAGAATTGCTTGCATAATAGCATAAACAAAGAAAAACACTGGAACAATATACAGGCATGAATTTATACAACACATTGATTATTATATGAATATTAAAATCATCTAAAAGCATGAAAACAGCTAATATGACAGTACGGCATGAACTAATCTCGATTAGCTAATTGCTTGTTTAAAAAGGCGCTACTCGGCATGGGGAAGCGCCTTTTTTATACGCCTCTTTTGTGGAGCCGATATGAACTCACGATGTGAGCCACACTACTTTGGTGATGAATCTGCGTCGATCATCCACGGAGATGCGCTGACAGAACTCAAGAAACTCCCCGCTGAAAGCGTCGATTTAATCTTTGCCGACCCGCCTTACAATATCGGAAAGGATTTTGACGGGATGGTCGAGTCCTGGGACGAAGACATCTTCCTGGGCTGGCTGTTCGCGTGCATTGAGGAGTGTCATCGGGTGCTGAAAAAACAGGGCACGATGTACATCATGAACAGCACTGAAAACATGCCGCATATCGATCTCAAATGCAGAACGCTGTTTACCATCAAAAGCCGGATTGTCTGGTCTTATGACAGCTCAGGCGTGCAGGCGAAGAAATTCTTTGGCTCAATGTACGAACCGATCCTGATGATGGTCAAAGATGCCCGACAGTACACTTTCAACAGTGACGCTATTCTGGTTGAGACCAAAACCGGTGCGAAAAGAGCGCTGATTGACTACCGTAAAAACCCACCACAGCCTTACAACACGCAAAAAGTTCCGGGCAACGTCTGGGAATTTCCCCGCGTGCGTTATTTGATGGATGAATATGAAAACCATCCGACGCAAAAACCTATCGCCCTGCTAAAACGGATCGTTTTGGCCTCCTCCAATCCTGGCAATACGGTGCTGGATCCCTTCGCCGGCAGCTTTACGACAGGTGCTGTGGCCGTGGAATCGGGACGTAAATTCATCGGTATTGAGGTCAATAATGAGTATGTGAAGATGGGGCTCAGACGGCTGAACATCAGCTCACACTTCTCCCAGGAAGAGCTGACGAAAATCAAAAAGAGAAAGACGAAAAACCTGTCGAAAAAGAGTCGAACGGCGTCAGATGTGGTGAAGATGACAGCAAAGTAA